AGCCGTTACTAAGCAATTATAATACTCTGGTCCCCCCAAAGCGGCATCGCTTTTAATGATGTCAATTTCTCCTACGCAAGATAGTGGTAATAAGCGTCCACTCACACCCTGGTTAAGCGATAGACCCGTTGAAGAAGTGAAGGAAGGTAAGGCCATAGATCGAAGTCCTTCAAAGAGAAGCAAGAAAGCAGCGTTGATGCGGTTCATAAAGAGTCAGCGTCGACACTCAGCTCCTCCTGAGAGACCAGATTTTAAGGCAGATGTGGAAGTAGATGGCTCCTATTGGGTAGTCAATAAATGGGTGCTACAGCAGGCTAGCTCAGCTAGGAAACTGGTTTGGGTTGAGTCTGGCAATGTGGTCGACATTTATGGAGTAGTCAAGAGGAAACGAGGATTGGAAACTTTCGATCACATCGTCGCCGGTCGGTTTGGATTCCTTACACCTGGCCATGAAATACGTGAGACTTCATTATGTAGTCTTATGGTAAACGTGGTTGGTGAGCCTCTAGGGGAATTTCCGGACTACCATGACAATATGTATGTCGATGGTCTGCCTCTATTCGGAGGACCAAAAGAACGCGTCAGATTATGTGCCCATACTCTGATTTCTCGTGCGGTCAATTCGAAATATATGTACAACAGCAATAACTTGGAGAGGTCTATTGAGGTTGAATTCAAACGATTTTACACACCACATCCCGGTTTGAAGTCTGACATCACTGCCGTGACGTCAGAATCTTGGTTTACAGAAATGTTGAACCAGTATCAAGATAGTAAACACCTAATGTGGGGCCAGATAGCAAACGCTAGAATGAAATCATACTTAGGTGATCGTGGTGTTCAAGCTGCGAGATATTTGAAACTGGCTTCTCTATTGAGACATGCATCCACGGCTTTGGGTTTGGCTGTTCCCAGCACGTTGATTGCCGCATGCACTATTGCTGCTTTCAAACTGTTGGGTTGGCAGACGGCTGTTGGTGCAGCACTCGGTGGTGCGTTAGGCTTGTGTTTTGCTTCCATGAAGTATTTGTTCGCGAAGTACTTGTATGGATCCAATTACGACATGGTTCAGAATCTTCACGTTCTGAACATAGGTATGGGCGCTTCTTTAACTGTGACACCTTGTTCGCGAGTAACTCTTCAAAAGAGTACTTTTGACAAAGGTGTTCGAAGCTTCCCACCAATGATGCCTGATGTTACCATGTCTGTTGAGGAAACTCTAACTAAGGAGGAACAGGTGGAGATCTTTGGGTCTTTTACCGATTCTCCAATCGTTTACCCTACTTCATCTAATGAGAATTTGGAGGCAGCTTTTCGTATTCGCATGGCTTTTGAGAGGGATTACGATGAAGATTTGTGCAACGAGTTCACTGCATTTAGTCGCAATGAAATACACAAGTGGGATGATGTCAAGTTTGGTCATATTTCAGACGAGGATCATCTCAAATGGTGCACAACCCAGTATGGCGAAAAGAAAGGCAACCGAATTCACGCACTGCGTTATGAACCTTTGGAAGAATCGGACGCAACCAGTGAAAACTTTGTTAAGGCTGAAGCGTACTTAGGCAAAACTGAGGAGGACTTCAAACCTAGACAAATTTGGAATCGCACTGAAAAGATAGTAGCTCATTTTGGGCCTTATTTTGCCCAATTGAATGAGTACATTAAGAGACAGTTTAGCTTCGAATCAGAGGAGTACTACTGTAGTGGAGCAACTCCTGCGACCGTTGGCGCTTTTGCCGAGAAAGTTGCAGAGTTTCCCTTTATCTTTGAGAGTGACGTTAAAAACTGGGATGGGTCAATGTTGGCGCATTTTCTGAAGGTTGAGCTCGCAGTGTTCGACAAGTGCCACGGTTTCTGCGATAATGATGATCTGGCTTGGCTGATAGCACATTGGTTTGAGGTAACTGGACGCTCGAAAGACCGTTCCATAACGTACAAATCTGTGTTCGGGCGCAGGTCAGGCGATTTTTGG